ATCACGGGTTGGAACATCTTCGGGTTCGATCTAGAGTATCTCATTGTCCGGGCCACGATTCATTGTGGTCTGAGCCCGGTATGGGGCCGTGTTCGCGGCGAGGTTGCAGAACTCGTAGAAAAGAATCTGAGTTCGAGCGCTCTTGGAAATAATCAGCTCAAGATGGTCCCTATGAAGGGTCGGTATGTCTTTGATCTTTTTCAAGATGTAAAACGCGAGCACAAACTCGAGTCCTATAGTCTGAACAATGTTTCTAAGCATTTTTTGAAGGATCAGAAAAATGACATGCCCGTCAAGGAAATTTTTAGTCGTTTCGCCGAGGGCGACCCTAAGCGGCTTGGCGAGGTTGCCGAATATTGTATTCAGGATACGGTCCTTCCTCACAAATTAATGGATAAATTGTGTCAGATTCAGAACCAGATAGAGATGGCCAAGGCGTGCTGGGTCCCTCTGGCTTTTCTGAGCGAGCGGGGCCAGCAGATCAAGGTGTTCAGTCAGATGGCCAAAAAGGCTCAAGAGCTCAATTTCATTATTCCGACAATCAGAGTTCCGAAGGGCGGGGTCGAGAGTGACTACCAAGGTGCTACTGTCCTCGAGGCACAGACCGGAGCCTATTATGGTCCTATTACTGCGCTCGACTTTGCGAGCCTATACCCGAGCATTATGTGCGCTCATAATCTTTGTTATTCTACGCTCGTTATGGATCCCAAATACGACAATTTGCCCGGAGTGACCTATGAACAGTTTGGACCACACAGGTTTGCGCAGGCTCCGGCCCCTTCTCTCTTGCCCGTGATTTTGATGGATCTAAAGGCTTTCAGAAAAAAGGCAAAGAAACTGATGGCCCAGACTGAGGGAACACCTATGGAAGCTATTTACAATGGTCAGCAGTTGGCTTACAAAATTAGTATGAATAGCATCTATGGGTTCACGGGTGCTTCAAAGGGGATGTTGCCCCTGGTCGCGATTGCCTCGACCGTGACTATGCAAGGCCGGAAAATGATCGAGCAGACGAAGAATTATGTCGAGGAGAACTTCCCGGGTGCAAAGGTTCGATATGGTGACACGGACTCAGTAATGGTCGAATTTGACGTCCAGGGTCGTAAAGGTCAAGAGGCCCTCGATTACAGCTGGGCCCAAGGTTCGCTCGCGGCCGAACAATGCACGAAGCTTTTCAAGGCTCCGAACGATCTTGAACTTGAGAAAGTTTATTGCCCATATTTCCTCTATAGCAAAAAGCGTTACGCGGCCAAGATGTATGAGGGTAAGAATCTTCCGGATGGAACAGTCTCTTGCGTTTTCAAGAAGATCGATGTCAAGGGTCTGCAGGTCGTAAGGCGTGACATTTGTCCATTCGTGCGCGAGACGCTCAAGACGCTCCTCGAGATGGTCCTAGAATCGAACGACCCGCGTCCGGTCATCGAGACGGCTCGCGGCGCGGCGCGGACTTTGATGGGCGGGAAGGTTCCTATCGAGAAGCTCTTGATGAGCAAGCAGCTCGGGGCAGACTACAAGGTTCCCATGGCCCATGTGGCTGTTCGTGACAAAATCAGGAAGCGCGCACCCGGGTCAGAGCCTCAGCAGGGTGATCGCGTTTCGTTCGTTATCGTAAAGGGCGACGGTAAGATGTTCGAAAAAGCCGAGGACCCTGAATTTGTAAAGGCAAACGGGGTCCTGATTGACTATCAGTATTACTTTACGAATCAATTCAAGAATCCGGTCCAGGACCTTTTAGAACCTTTGGTCAATGCGGACACCATATTCAACAAGAAGTTTCTCAAGAGCGTCTCGGAATCGCCAGAGGTTGAGGCGCTCAAGGCGGCCGACCGCGAGATTGCGAGCTCGGCTGAAGCGCAAGCCCGAAAAGCTTTCCTGGCAAAGTTCGTTGGGGCCTTAAAAATTTCCAACCCTTCTTAGGTATGGAGAAACAGCTCATCGAAATTATCGAAGAGGACTTTGCTCGGCGCAAGGCGCTATGGACGAATCAGTTACTAGAGAGAGTCGCTAAAACTTATGATTTACCTCTCGAGCGTCTCATAAAAGATTTTGGCTCGGACGGAGGCCATTTTTGTTCTGGAATTCTCAAGAGCAAGAAAAGATGCTTGAAAACTCCACAAGAGAATGGGTATTGTAAATTTCATCAAAGCCAGGTTCCGCAAGTCCCACGGTCCGTAGAAAGGGTCGAGACACCTTGGTAAGCTTAGAGAATTGATGAATTTATAAACAAATGTCAAAGACAGAATTGCTATTAACGAGCCTTTCCAAGTTTTATGACGTGCCCGAAAATCGCGAGAAGCTCCATGATATCCTCGGAAGAGGAAAGGGACCTTCTCTGCGAAAGCTTGAATGGTTCGTGACAAATTATTCAAAGAATAATCAGACGACTTTTACTGCACCAAATGGAAAATTTTTCACGGTCCACGTTGCATACAAGTCCAGCTTGGACGGCTACTCCAAGAAGCTGTTTGACCCCTTTTGTCGAACAGAGCGCATAGACTTTCAGGGTCTCAAGACGACATGTGGTCAGCTCAATTTTATTCGGTGGGTGTTGAGTAATGGTATAATTGACGCTCTCAAAGAAGTGGAACCCGCGCGAATCCCTCTTCGAACGTGAGTAGGGTCACACAATAATAGAATATGTATAAATTATAATATGAATAAATTTGTTGCTTATATTGCTGTAATAAATTAAGAGTAAGAAATGTAATATTTGATTTTAATTTTGCAAAATTCATAAAGCCCCCTTCATTATACTCCTTTGGTTTCAGTCCAAAGGAGTATGTATATATACCATTTGACGGAATAGATAACCCATGTTCTATGGGTTGTTTGAATGAGTAATATAAAGAACCTTTAAATGTGCTACATATATCTGTGTTGTTGAGAGTCAACTTGGCGCTGTCAACCACGTCTATATAGTTTAGGGACCCGGAGGGGAAATTGAGTGTATTATTAGTATAAATATATTGAGTCGAATACCCATATCTGTATCTGTTTACATATTGTCTGGGATCGCTGACATTTTCGAAATTTTTATCTCTAAAAAACCATGCTATCATTTCTACGGGATAATTTGCCGTCAACGGAACCGACATAAGTGCGCTATTAAATGTAGAAACTGAATCTTTCACTATTTTGTTTACAATGAATTTCTGAGGAACCGTTTGATAATAGAGTCGTTCTTCATTTTCTAGTAAAATTTCTTCAGTTACTAATTGTATTGACTGAAAATCTAGGTTAGAGCCTGAACCCGGAGCGGACCACCACGTGTTCTTGTTGAATGTGAATCGGACATATAATTTTTGGTTCAACATTGCACACAAAGGGAGGTAGGGCCTTTGCATTCTCTTGGTCTTTCGACGGCAGAAAAAGAATTCTAGAGGAATAACAAGATTGTTCGTGTCGATCGCCTTATACAGAGCCGCGATCTCGTCCGCGTTCAGGAACATTTGATCCCTAATAAAATACCAGTCATCATAAAGAGTCTCAAGGACGGTCTCGTTCGCCAAGAGCTCCACTTTGCTTATCAAAGCGCGGCCCACATGTGGTGTATACGTTCCGACAGGTAATTTTACTATTAAATACATATTCGAAAGAAGATGACCCATCTCTGTCGGCCTAAGTTCGAGTGTGACCGTCTGTCCTTGATACACTGGATTGGGCTTGGGGAAGGCGTATATTCTCTGAAAAATTGCAAAATTTGTGTGTCTCATGAATTCAGAATTAAAATTAGAATTCTTGGGGTCATCACTTAGTAAATATTTTTCTTGAGGTCCGGTTGCCAATAAAGAAATTATAGAACCTGAGCTAAAGCCTCTCCCGCGCGATTCGGTATACGGATTGACCTTGAAGATATTATCGATCCGGGTCCTCTCATTGAGTTCCCGAAGGTAAGGCGTGTCGCCCGTAACTATATTTGGATTTATATCAATCATATTAACCTTTAAAAATGTTCCCACCCCGGCCGTCTGTCTAAGAAGAACAGTCGGGTAGCCCCGAACAGTCACGGGATCGGCCGCATCTGGCACCTGTCCGCCACCTACGGGCCTGAGAGTGCTGTCGGGCGAGAGCGCCAAGGCTCCCGGAAATGTCGGAAGTCCAAGCATCACATATCCGGTCGTGTCGGGTTTCGCTGTAAAATTAAATGTCACAATATTGTTGGCCGATGTATAACTTCCGAAAACTGGCGTCAGATTGTCTTTATCGGGCGGATTTATGATTGCCTGTTTTATGGTGCCCGACGGTTGAATCGCCTGGTCTGTATCCGTCTGAAAAGTAAAGGCCCATTTATACTTGTCGGCGGGCTGGCGTGACACGCCCGTAATTTGAACCCGTCCTTGGACTCCCGTGAAAAACGTTCCGCGCCAACCATAACCGACCGACTGGTTCGGCGTGTCGGAGGTTACGTAGAAGGTGGCTTCTTGAGGCCCCGTAATGTTATAAAACCCATCGACATACATGTGTCCTATAAACTGGCCAGATTATTCTTCCACATTTGAATCACACTCGTCTTCTTCAGAGTATCGCGCTCGCCGGCCCGGGTCTGGCACAGCGCCTCGAGCCGGGCCACCTCCTCACGGGTATACTGGTAAGTCTTGATGTCTAGCAGTTTAGACCATATTTCCTCGGCATACTTCTCGCGCCTGAGTTGCGTGTGGATATCGTTCAGAGGAATATTTAATACAGAAATCCTTGCGTGAACTGCCACATCCCGAATGAACCGAGCCTTTTCAGATAGCCACTGAATCTCGGCGTCGAGCTGCTTGATGAGCCACGTCTTGCGTTTCTTGTAGAGCCCGAGTCTAATATCTATGTAGTCGACCAGAATTTCTTCGGGTGAATTATACTTTTTGACCGCTCCATTCGGACCGATCAGGTGCATATTTGAAGTGTTGATGGTCTTGGTCAGGCCCAGGTCCTTGATGGGATCCTTGAGAGCCTCCGTTCCCCAGATTCTGAAATCGGGGGTTGTTTCGGTCGAATGGTTCTCGAACTTTTGGACGATGCCCTTTTCCAAAAGGTCATCCAGGTGCTCCTTGAAATCCTGAATCCATTTCCCGGGTGGAAGCTCGGTCACGTGAATTTGGGCACCTTCCCGAACAGCCACGCCCTCCATTAGCCACGTGTGATCCTTTGTCCGGGTCATCTTTCCTTTGAACCCTTTGTAATGGGGAACCATAGGGGCCATAGCCACCCCGCTCAGTGCGCAGTCTATATTGTGCTTAATGACATCTATATCAAACGGAGGAACGAAGCAGCTGAAGCCGGTCCCGATCCCCTCGGCTCCGTTCACCAGGATCATAGGAATAATGGGTCCGTAAAATTCTGGCTCAACCGTCTGACCATCGTCCAAAACGTATTTTAGAACAGAATTGTCAGCCGGATCAAAAATCTTGCGAGTCAAAGGACCGAGCCGCGTGAAAATATACCGGGCGCTCGCCGAATCCTTGCCACCGGCCAGGCGCGTCCCGAACTGGCCCGAGGGCTCGAGCAGGTTCAGGTTGTTCGAACCGATGAAATTTTGAGCCAAATTTACGATAGTTCCTTGCAGACTCGCCTCACCGTGATGATAGGCAGTCTGCTCTGCGACATAGCCCGCGAGCTGAGCAACCTTCATATCGCTCGAAAGATTCTTCTTGAGGCACGCGTAGATCACCTTGCGCTGGCTGGGCTTTAGCCCGTCCGCTACGTGCGGAATGGATCTCTTGATATCTTCGGCACTAAAGTTCGCCATGTCACGATGGATGAAATCCGACACGCCTAGTGTTTTCACAGACCCGTAAGGGATTCCCGGAGAGGGATTGGCCATGTGTTCGGTCAGCCACGTCTTTCTGTCATCCGCAAGAGACTTGGAGAAGGCCAAGTGCATCGACTCGTTCATTTTTGGATCAGAATTGAAAGCGACCGTGAGCTTCTCAATTTGCTTGAAATATTCTTTGGCTTCTGAACTGGTCGAAGTTCCGAGACCCTTGTAGTATTTGACCGGACCGCTCGGGGACTGGGCCGCTCGGAACTCCTCCTCCGTGAAGAACCAGACCTTTCCAGCCTTGATAACCGGAGTGACCATAGACACAACAAATCCCAACTCGATGAGCTTTGGCCAATAGACGTGAAACATATTTAGGACCAGACCCTTAATGTGGCTTCCGTCAAGATCTGCATCGGTCATAATCATCAAGCGGCCGTATCGGAGATCCCTCAGAGAATTATACACCTTTCCGTGCTGAAGTCCCAGAATCTTTTTGAGATTGCTAAACTCTTCGTTATCGGTCACCTGCTTGACGGTGGCGTCTCGAACGTTCCGAGGCTTTCCTCGGAGAGGAAAGACGCCATAGGCATTGCGACCGACAACGCTCAGACCCGCGATCGCAAGGGTCTTGGCCGAGTCCCCCTCGGTGATGATGAGGGTGCACTCGTGACTGCGGTGGGTCCCGGCCCAGTTGGCGTCGTCCAGTTTTGGGATGCCTGTGATCCGAGACTTTTTTGAACCATCCGTCTTCTTCAGTTCCTTGTCGACCAGAGAGTTCCCCTTGGACAGAAGGTCTTCAAGAACTCCTGAAGAAAAAATATCCTTAATGAATTTTGGTTTAAAATCGAAAGTCTCTGAAATTTTTGAAGTGCATTCCGTCTTGGTCTGGCTACTGAAGGTTGGGTTGACTATCTGGGCCCGGACAAAAATGAACAGGGCCGCTTTGATCTGCGGCGTCTTCACGGTGACCCGTTTGTCTTTTGCGATCTCTTCGCAAATTTGCTTGGTCACGCGGTCTATGTGGGTTCCGCCCTTGGTCGTCGCAATTCCGTTGACGAAACTGACCTGTTGAAATCCTCCAGACGTGCTGTGACCGACTACTATATCGAAAGCGCCCGTGTGCATCCGAGCCAGAGGCACGTCCCCGAGGTGCTGCTTTGCAAAGTCTTCAAGGGACCCAACCTTGATTTCCTGTTCATTGAAGGTTACTCGGGTCTTGGCGCACCACAGAGCCGCGTCCCATGTTCTCTTTTCGACAATTCTGAAAAAATCTGGGGTCTGACCCCCGAACCTTTTCCAGTCCGGAAGAAATTTGATTGTCACGTATGGTTTGGAAGTTGTGGCCGTCAAAGTCGGCGGGTCAACCTGACTCATATTTTTGGACCAATTTTGTTCATAAATTTTTCGACCATCACAAATTTTAATTGAAAATTCCTTTGAGAAGACATTGGCCAACTTTGCCCCGTAGCCGTTCCGGCCTCCCGTGACCCTCTGCTCATCGTCATTATAGTTGGAGCTCGTCAAGAGGTGCCCGAAAATTAGTTCTGGTATCCAGATGTTCTCAGTCTCATGCATCTTCAGAGGGATGAAAACTCCTGAATTTGTGACTGAAATTGATCCGTTCGAAAGTGTCCGGACCTCGATAGAAGTGACCTTTTTTGGTCCGAGTGAATATTGATCGATCGCATTGACCAATATTTCATCGAAAATTTTCACCAGTCCAGGAGAAACCTGAAGAGAAGCAAACTCAAAGTTGTCTGCCGTTCCTCGGACCCAATAGTGACCGGTTTCGATACCGAGCGAACCGACATAGGTATCGGGTCTTTTGAGAATATGTTCGACATGTGAAAGACGTTCATACTGTTGCATCGTTTAGTAACCAAAGCCCCTACCCTTTACGTAGAATCCAAATCGAAATCAAAATTGCTATTATGCTCCAGATGACGATATGATCTAGCTTGTCCATCGCCTGAATTTTTTCGGGTTCCAATTTGGCAAACTCTTCCTTATAGCCGGGGGGCTTAAAGGGCAGCCAGATGTAGCGACCGAAGGGAACAATGGTCGGCTTCAGCTTGTCTTTGCAGTCGTAAGAA